TATCCGAGAATTGTTGCAACAGCTCCTACCAAACAGCAGTTGCACGATGTATTGTGGTCCGAAGTCAGCAAGTGGATGAGCAAGTCTCCTTTGCTCTCAGACATCCTCAAATGGACAAAGACCTATATTTATATGGTTGGCAACGAAAAGCGTTGGTTTGCCGTAGCTAGGACTGCTACAAAGCCAGAGAATATGCAAGGTTTTCACGAAGACAATATGCTGTTCATTGTTGATGAAGCTTCTGGTGTTGCGGATCCTATCATGGAAGCAATACTCGGTACTCTTTCTGGTGCAAACAATAAGCTGCTGATGTGTGGAAATCCTACAAGAACATCTGGAACATTTTACGACGCTTTCAATGTGGATAGGTCGATATACAGGTGCCATACGGTATCGTCTGCAGATAGCAAGAGAACCAACAAGCAGAATATTGAATCACTCATACGGAAATATGGAAAAGACAGTAATGTTGTTCTTGTCCGTGTGTTCGGAGAGTTTCCAAAGCAGGAAGATGATGTGTTCATAGCTCTTTCCATAGTAGAGCATTGCTGCATGTTGGATTTGCCAGACGATGTTCCTATTAAGCGAATATCATTCGGTGTGGATGTTGCAAGGTATGGCTCGGATGAAACAGTTATTGCTAAGAATGTAGGAGGAAGAATAACACTTCCTGTATCGTTCAGAGGGCAAAGCCTTATGACAACAGTTGGAAAGATAGTGCAGCTCTATAGACAAGCTATAACAGAGTTTCCACGATACAGAGGGAAGATATACATTAACATTGATGATTGCGGACTAGGTGGCGGAGTTACAGACCGCCTTGAGGAAGTAAAGCAGGAAGAAAAGCTCACACGAATGGTAATTGTTCCAGTTAATGCCGCAGGTAAAGTTCCGGAAGAAACACTTGGTGATGGGAAGCAGAAGGCCTGTGATATTTACGACAATATGACAACCTATCTTTGGGGCACAGTGAAAGATGCCTTGATGATGGAGGAAGTAAGTCTGGAAAATGACAATGAGCTTGTCGCACAGTTTACTTGCAGAAAATACAGGCTGACGAGCAGGGGAAAGATGTTGCTTGAAAGCAAAGAGGAAATGAAGAAACGAGGGATTGATTCCCCAGATAGAGCAGATGCGGTTGCGCTGTCTTGCTACCAGAAAAAGACATTCAATATTGGAAGTCTCGTAGATTAGGAGGTGAGGAAATGCAGGACAATGAGAAAGAAAGCAGAGCAGACGGATATAAGAATCTGATGAATAAGTATGGCACTCAGGACGATGTGTCAGAGCAGTATCGCTTTGAGAGTGATGATCCTGTAACAGATGTGGAACTCACACTGAACTACGAGGAAAACGGATTGTTTGCTAAGATAATAGATATCCCGTCTGATGATGCTGTCAGCAGTGGATTTGAATATGGTGTAAATGATGTTGACTTGGAAACATTTATCAATGATTCACTTGACGAGTTGGACTTTGAGGGCGCAGCTTCTACAGCTATCAAATGGTCGAGGCTTTATGGTGGATCGCTTATGGTTATGATTATTGATGATGGCAAGCAGATTGATGAACCTGTGGATTGGGATAACATCAGAGGCATTGATGAATTGCTGGTGTTTGAAAGACCACTGATTACACCAGACTACAATAGCATATACAATCATGATCCGAAGACTGGTAAATGGTCCAAATTCGGAAAGCCAGAGTTTTATGACATATCGCCTATTTATGGCAGACAGTTCAGAGTGCACGAGAGCAGATGCCTTCTTTTCAAGAATGGAACACTGCCACAGTCGAGCTCAAGGACGGAGTATCGGTTCTTTGGTATGCCAGAGTACACGAGAATACATAAAGCCTTGCAGGAAACTGTTACATCGCATGGAAATGGAGTTAAACTGCTCGACAGGGCGGTACAGGCGATATACAAGATGAATGACCTTGCCAACCTTCTGGAAACGGATGAAGGTGAGGATATTGTTCTGAGGAGGCTGCGCATAATTGATATGGCTAAAGGCATTATCAATTCCATAGCAATAGATGCCAATGGCGAGGATTACGATTATAAGACTGTGACATTCTCTGGAGTAAAGGATATTATCGATGCAACCTGTAATATGCTGTCGGCGGTTACGAACATTCCGCAGACAAAGCTCTTCGGAAGATCTCCTGCTGGTGAGAATTCCACAGGCGAGGGAGATATGGAGAACTATTATTCCTATGTCAACAAGATACAGAAACTGAATCTAAAGAGGAATATGGGAGTGCTTATCGATATTATCCTGATTGCAGGTAAGTATAAAGGTGAGTTTGAGGAAATTCCAGATTACAGCCTTAAATTTAAGCCGTTGTGGAATCTTAGTGAAGCAGAGCAGGCAGGAGTTGATCAGACGAAAGCCGCAACAGAGCTTACGAAAGCACAGACCGCACAGGTATATGTTGATATGCAAGCTCTTGACGCTTCGGAAGTAAGAAAGCGTTTGGCTGAGAACGGGGAATTTACAGTAAATGATATTCTTGATGATGAAGACGATTGGGAGGCTATGGTGGATGACACTCCGACTAATGCAAATGAGTCAGCTGAGACATCAAATACAGCATTGTCTGCAGAGGAAAAAGAACCAAAGGAGCAGGAAGAAACAGAGACGGATGCCGCAATCGATACTGTAATCCCTACTGGATGTGGTGTAATTGTCGTTAAAGATGGGAAAATTCTGATTGGTACAAGAAAGGATAATGGACTTGTTTGTGGTCCAGGAGGGCATATTGAAATGGGGGAAACTCCAGAAGAGGCGGCAATTAGGGAAACGAGAGAAGAATTTGGGATTAACATAGCAGATATTATTCCCGTTACTCTTGTTTCTGGAATGTCTGAAGAATATTGTCCATCGCAGGTGTTCCTTTGCACGGAATATTACGGAGAACCGATATGTTTCAATACAGAGATGGAAAATGCCCGATTTGAGGATGTTGAAAGAGTTCTCAGTATGAATTTGTTCCTTCCATTCAAACTGTCGCTCGAAGACTTTTTAAGACAGCTTGATGAAATCCGATTGACACTTGATGAAAGTCAAAGTAATATGGAGACAGATGGAGGTCCTGGTTCTGGAAGATACCCAAAGGGTAGCGGAAAGAAGAATGAAAAGAGCGGCTCCAAGAAAAAGAAAACCCAGTCCCTGCCAATGACTGCAAAGGAAAAGGCAAAGGTGACACATGATATAAATAATGTGTATCACGCAAAGTATAAGGGTAAGTCGAGCTGCTATATAAGGACACATTCAAATGAGCCAGATAGTCCAGCTTATGTATATCGATTCAGAAACCATGGTTTTGACAATTACGAAATATACATGAAGGAATCCACGGATTAAGGAGGTTGTCCTATGAAAGAACAGTTATTAGCTGAATTGAAAGAATTGACTGAAAATGTCTCGGACACATACGATGACTTTGTGTTTGGAATAAACTGCACAATGAAAAAGCAGGATGAAGAGGACATTCAAAGCGTCATTGATTTCATCAAAGAGAATCCAGAGAGAACAACATCCGATATTATTGAGTATCTGGATGAACTTGGAATATAAGATATGAGCCTTGCTGAGCGTGAGGCTCTTTTCTTTTGCCCTGTAGTGCCGCTAATTGTGGCATTATGGGGCTTTTTTAGTGCTAACAGTCAAATAGACGATTACAAGCTAATTTCCGAATAAGAGGCAATGAGAGAAGGTGAGAGTTTGGATGAAAGATTGCGAAAAGAACTGTTACGGTCTGAATTAAAAGAGCGGAATAAAGGAAAAAAGATTATCCGATGCAAATACAGACCCAAGTACCCTGACAGTGCAGAAAGAGAGTATGTAAGATTGGTAAATGCCTATATGACAATTGAGAAAGAGGTACTTATGAAGCATATTCCAGAAATTAAGCAAATACTCAATGAGGGTACACAGCTACATACTGATTCCAAGAAGGATAATGAGAAGAAACGCAGGATAGCTCGTTTTTTAGCTTTGGATAATACAATAGTCCGTCTCACAATTCTTTTTAAGACTATCCAGAGAGAGCTTGATAATGCCTTTGGACTTTATGATTTGAAAAGGCAGATAAATAGAATTGCCAATCTTGATCACAAACTCACAGTTCGGGAATGGAAAAAAGCAGTAAGTAAGACATTAGGTATTGATTTGCTTGATGATTATTATTCTGGTGAATATTACGCACAGATGTTGGAAAAGTGGGTGTCTGACAATGTGGACTTAATAAAGACAGTTCCTAATCAATCTCTTGAGCGAATGAAGGAACTGGTTTATGAAAACTACATGAAAGGCTCAACCACAACGAATATCGTAAGAGAAATTCAGCGGCAATATGGAATGAGTAAGCGTCATGCAAAACTAATAGCCAGAGACCAGACAGCAAAGCTTAATGCCGATATTACGGAGAACCAACAGAGAGATGCGGGTGTGTCAAAGTATGAATGGTCTGGAGTAATGGATAGACGAGAGCGGAAAAGCCATAGAGAGCTGGAAGGAAAGATAATCAGCTGGGACAATCCGCCAGATGTAGGAAATGGCAGAAAATGCCATCCTGGACAGGATTATCAATGCCGGTGTTGTGCAATTCCGGTGTTTGATATAGATAATCTGGATTTGCCAGTTTGAAAGGAAGTGGTTGCATTGAAAAAGTGACAGAAAGCAGGAGGTGCAGAAAGTGAAGCTGAAACGAATTGACAGCATTTCCATGGATCAGACTTATTACACAGAAGAAGGCTATCTTGTAGATCACCCAATTGTGACTACATGTGGCATATTTGAGTATAAGAATGATGATGGAAGCACACGGAGGGAACTCCGATTGCCTGAGAATGTCTTTGACAAGAAATCGTTGGAGAGTTACAAGGGCAAACCAATCATCATTACACATGATGCTGGAGAAGTGGATAAGGAGAATGTCCGCAGAGAGCAGATAGGCACAATTATGAGTGAAGGATACAGGGATGGAGATAGCGTTCGTTGTGAAATTATTATTCATGATACAAATGCTTTGAAAAGCTGCGGGTTGAAAGAGTTATCCCTTGGATACAGCCTTGATACTGATGATACTCCGGGAGTATATCACGGAGAGAAATACGATTGTATTCAGAAGAATATCGAAATCAATCATCTTGCACTTGTCGGAGAAGCAAGAGCGGGAGAAACTGCTCGCTTGAACATTGATGGCAAGGATGATGATACACAAATCTTAAAAGGAGGCAAAGTAATTATGTACAAACCTAATTCAAAAGGCCGCAGAGCTGATGAGGGCGAAGAGCTTACACCAGAAGAGATGGAAGCTGCTATTGCATTATTCAAGGCTCAGAAAGCCGCAAATCAGGCGACTGGTGAGGGAGTTGATGGAGAAGATCCAGAGGAAACACCAGCAGCTAATCCAGAGGAAGATGGAGAACCAGAAAAGACACCCGTTGAAAAGGTCAAGGAGAATATTGACCGCAGAGATGCCGATGGTGATGGTATGTCACCAGAGGATATTATTGCAGAGCAGAAAGCAGACCTTGATACTCTCTTACAGGAGATTGACAAGATGCAGGCTCAGAGCGATATGAATGGCGATGAAGGAGAAGATACTGGAGAGAAAGATGAAACTGCTCCTGCAGACGAAAATACAGATTCGGATGATGAAGGGGCGGATACAGAAAGTGATCCAGAGAAACAGAAAGGAGTAAACATGGATTCTGTGGATAAAATCATTCAGGACCGCCTTGATGTATGCCGAATGGCTGACAGATTACACCTTGATGGTGTTGAGAGACTTTCTGTTAGAGAAGGAAGAAAAAGAATTATCAAGGCAGTTAATCCGAAGATGAACCTTGATGGAAAGAGCGACAGTTATATCAATGCAGCTTACGATATTGCGAAGCAGTTGTTCCATGAGAGAAAGAGCACTAACGATCAGAGAGAGAGGATTGCAGCTGATAAGGTCCGCAAGGATGCGAAAGAGGTTAGCAATTCAACATCTGCTCGTAAGAAAATGATTGCGAATATGACAGGAGGTAGAAAATAATGAGCACAGCAGTACAGACAAGTTATGGCTTTGGCTTTCCTAAAGGAGTGGCCGGCGGGCTGTTTGATTTATCAGCCCATGATGTTACGACAAGACAGGCGGAGGGCAATGGTGTTGCTTTTGGCCTTGGTGTTATCGTTGGAACAAATAAAGGCACTGACGTAAAGCTTCCAGTAACAGGTACAACATCTGATGATTTTGAGGGTGTTGTAGTACACAATTCTGTTATGGTGGAAAAGGATATGGATAACAATGTTTCTATCGATAGCAAGTGTACAGTAGGCTGTCTTCACTTTGGAAGAATTTGGGTGCAGACTGGAGCAGAAGCTAAACCTGCATACAAGGAGAAGGTTTACTTAATTACGGACGGCGATGAGGCAGGAAAGTTCACGACATCTGCCGATTCAGCAACCAAGGTGGAAGTAAATGCTATTTTCCTTGGAGAAACTGATAATGGCATTGCAAACGCAGAGTTCAGACCGGGTGCGGTTGTGAAAGCTGCGGAGAAATAAGAAGGAGGTATTCACGAATGAAAGATTTTAACATGGATGATTACAGCGCATTAAAGAGCTCTACCCTTGTTAAGGGACTTGCGGGAAGTGAGCAGCTTCGTTTTGATAGCGTTGAATCTGCAACTGTATTCTTTGCCAGAGAACTTGACCAGGTAAAGACAAAGACTTATGACAAGCAGTATCCGGAGCTCTCTGCATTGTCTTGCTTCCCTATCACTTCTGAGGTTAATGAGGGAGCAGAAACCACAACATATTACAGCTATGATATTACCGGTATGGCGGCAATCATTAACAATTATGCCACAGACCTCCCTAGAGTTGATGTACAGGGCGAATCCCACACTGCTTCTATTAAGTCTATCGGTGACAGCTATGGTTACAATGTGCAGGAAATGAGAGCTTCCAGAATGGCAGGAAAGTCTCTTGATGCCAGAAAAGGGGCGGCTGCAAGAAGAGCGTCAGATTATATGGTTAATAAGATTGCTTTTGCAGGAGATAAGAAACATAACCTTGTCGGCATTTTCTCTGATGGCACCGACATTCCTCTGTACACTTTGTCTGAGGTTGAAGTTGGTGGAAAGAAGTACACAGACTGGGCGCATAAGACAGCTGATCAGATTCTTGATGATATCAATGGCATGCAGAAGTTTGTTGACAAGATTACAATGTCTATCGAGAAGCCTGATACATTAGCTCTTCCGTCATACATTTATATGGACCTTTCAACAAGAAGAATTCCAGATACGGAGACTACTGTACTCAGCTTTATCAAAGACCATGCACCATACTTAAAGAACTTCGAGAGCATGGCAGAGTTACAGGATTCAGCTACTGATATCAACCCTACAGGAAAGAATGTTGCATTTATGTACACGAAGGATCCAGAAAAGTTCAGTTTGGAAATCCCACTTCCGTTCTACCAGTACCCATTGCAGGTACAGAAACTTGAGACAGAGATTCCTTGTGAAACAAGAACTGCTGGACTTATCATTTATTATCCGTTATCAATGCTTCTTGCATACGGAATTTAAGGAGGGAATGACATTATGAAGATTATCAATAAGTCGAGAAAGATTATCGGAATCAACGGAGAGCCACTCCTTCCTGGAGCGGATTTAGAGTTACCGGAGGGAATGGAAACCCATCCGGTAATTTCTTATTATATGGAGAAAGGAATTGTGGTTGACTCCCAGAATGTTTCTGCGGAGGAGAACACAGGTATTAGTGACCTTGATAGAGCTCGTATCGAAGAGGAAGCTATTGCAAAGTATAAGGCGGAGCAGGAAAAGGCAGCAAAGGCTAAGGAAGCTGAGATCAAAGCTGTAAAGACCATGAAGAAAGACGACCTTCTTACAAAAGCTGTAGGAATGGGACTTGAGGTAACGGACGATGATACCGTTGATACTCTAAAGGAGAAAATTGTAGCCGAACTCAGCAAGTAGGAGGTGACCATTATGGATGCCTTTGAAATTATAAGAAAGACCATGAGTGAGTTTGCAGATGTACCAGATGATACAGTACAGACTTTCATATCTCTTGCAGAGCCACTTATCAGCAAAAAGAGGTTTAGAAAGTTGTATCCGCAGGCTTTGGCATATTTAGCGGCACATAAAATGAAAATGTCTGGTTTAGGAAAGACAATCGGCATAGGAACGATAGGGGACACCATTGGATTATCTTCTGTTTCAGAAGGTGAGACATCGGTGTCCTTTTCTAATAATCAGGCAGGAAACACTGCGACAGATTCGGAATTCGGATTAACAGTGTATGGTATGCAGTACCTTAATTTGAGAAAGCGCTGCATTGTCACGATTGTGTCAGTTGGTGTGGATTGTGGCGGTTAAGGTTAGAGAGAAAGTTACTGCAGATGGCAAGAAATTTCAGAAGATGTTGGAGGACCTTAATAAACTTGAGGTTCGTATCGGCATACAACAGGGGGCAGGCAGTGAGGATGGTGTTGATTTAGTTGATATAGCAATGTTCAATGAACTCGGCACTGTCCATATCCCGTCAAGACCTTTCCTGCGAGATAGCGTCGATGCCCATTCGCCTGAAATCAATGCCTTTTTGCAGTCAATGAGAACACAGCTGGTAAAAGGTGGCTCTGCTGAAGATGTGCTAAAGAAAATAGGTGTGTTTCAGAAAGGCTTGATTCAGAAAGAAATCGTTAATGGTAATTTTGTTCCAAACTCGCCAGAAACAATCAAGCGGAAAGGCTCTGATAAACCATTGATTGATACAGGTCGTATGAGACAGTCTATTAACTATGTAATACAGGAGAAAGGAGGTTCTGACTAATGCCATTTTTTGGTAGTACATACACATTAAGAAGATATGGAGAAGACAAGATTATAGATGGCTATCCAACAGCGGGGTATGAAGATATCCAGGTTGTTCTTGATGTGCAGACTTTATCTGATGATGAAGTTATAGAGGCTGGTGGAAGCAGGGATGAGGAAATGTTGAAAACTTTTGGAGATTTCCCTGTTAGAACATCGAAACAGGAGGATTGCGTTAGGTCAGACCAGCTTCTGTATGATGGAAGATGGTTTGAATGTATGTCTTCTCGCCTAAGCAGGAATACAATTTTGAAGCATTGGACATCAACATTTAAGCTGATACCAGTCAGCGAGAACAAAGAGCCAAGCAATTCTGAAATGGAGGAAACAGAATGACATTTTCAGAGGTTAAGAAGTTCATTTACGAACTTGTTAAGCGGTATCATCCAGGAGCGATGGTGGTGTGGACGAAAACCAAAGGTGTAACACCTAAACCACCATATATAACGCTTGGATATAGCAATTTGAATAGGTCAGCTTTTCCTTTGTCAGACGATGAAAGAGAACATAGATATTACAATTATGATTTCACTTTTGAAATCAATTTATATACTGTTGGGAAAGAGGTAAAAGCTGGGAATGGAAGCTACTTTGAGAATACAGCAGTAGAAGATTTGGAAGAATTTATCAGATTTCTCGATTCGGACGGAATTACAGAAGAACTGGCTGAAAAGAATGTAACTATTGTTATGAATCCACCCATAAGAGATTTATCAGAACTGATTGGAGATACGAAATTCAATTATCGTTCCATGTGCGAATTCACAGTAACATTTGTCGGATTGACTGATGGAAAGTATGGAGTATCTGGAATTCAAACCGTTCCGAATCCAAGTGGTGGAGGAATGAAAGAATTTGCAGAGGCAGAAACCTATGCAATAGAAGAAATAAGAATACAGGAGGAAACAGACAATGGCGATTAGAAATAATCTTAATGATATTGTTAATGTAGACATTGCGATTTCTACTCCAGGTTCAAGTGACGAAAGTTTCAGCAATGTATTACTTGTTGTTGAAGGACCTGTTGTTGGAAAGAAATCAACTGACAATATTGGAACAAAAGTCGTTAGTGTTTCGCAGGCTGGAGAACTTGCGGACTATGGCTTTTCAACAGAATCACAGGCATACATTATGGCGAATGTGGCATTTTCACAGTCACCAAAACCAAGCCTTGTTTATGTTATTGCGAGACAGGTTGTGAGTGATGAAAGTGATCCTGTTACATACGAGAAAATCAGTGTCACTCTTGACAGAGCAAAAGAAGCTGGCGGATGGTATGGAATTGCTTTATCAAAGGCATTTCTTAATAAAGCGGATATTGAAGAAACAGTCAAATGGACAGAAGCCAATAATAAACTCTTTGGATTTACATTTGTTGAGGAAACTTTGCCAGTTAGTACGACAAATTATTTCCGCAGTTTTGCTGTCTATGGAGGCGGTGTTCCTGATGTTGAGGAAACACCAGACGAAAATTATTATATTTCGTTGGCAATGATGGCTAAGTGCTTTGGATATGATCCAGGAAGTGAAACATGGGGATTAAAGCCACTGGCTGCGGTATATCCGTGCAAGTTATCGACAGCTATGAAAAAATACTGTGATGAAAACTGCGTCACATATTTTACAACTTATGCTAAAAAGAACATCACAAGCTCAATGGGCGGCAAGGTGCTTGGAAACGAATGGATTGATACAATTCGATTCAGAGATTGGTTACAGAATGACATGCAGGAAAGAGTATTCAATCTTCTTGTTCTGAACCAGAAAGTGCCATTTACTGATGAAGGAATTACAGCAATAGAGGGCAAGATGGAGGAATCCTTAAAAGAGGGACAGAAAGTTGGAGGTATTGCTCCAACTGAGTATGACGACGATGATAACGAGATTCCAGGATATACAATTACTGTACCTTCGTCTGCAAGTATGAGTGATGCAGAAAAGGCATCCCGACAGTTAACAGGCTGCAAATTTACAGCTAAATTAGCTGGAGCAATCCAGGTTGTAAATATCAATGGAAATCTTGTGTACGCATAGAAGGAGGTGAAAGTTAATGCCAAGAGTAACAACTTATAATCCGAAAAAGGTAACACTTGCACTTGGAAACCATATTGCAAGTGGTTTTGCTGATGACAGCTTTATTGTTATTGAGCCTGCTGGCGATGGAAATAGTTATGTAGCGGGAGCGGATGGAGAGGTATGCGTAAGCGTAGATCCGTCTTCTATTTATACTGTAAAGGTATCAGTTCTTCAGAATTCTAATACTAATGCATATTGCAAGAAGATGTATGAGAAGATGAAGAAAAATGGCAAAGGATTTTTCCCTGTTACGGTAAAAGATCTTGTTGGAAATGAAAAATTTAGTGCTTCTACTGGTTGGATTACTAAGCTCGCAAGCAAAACTTACGGAAAGGCTCAGAACAACCGTGAGTGGGAGATTGTGGTAGCTGATGGTGTAGAAAGTTAGGAGGTAGAATATGACACGATTAAAGCAGCTCGAACCAAAGAAGGAGACAATCGGAGGTTTGAATTTTTACATCAGACCTTTTCCTGCTATGGTTGCCGCAAACCTTACGGGAGATTTAGCTTCGTTGCTTACTCCAGTCCTAGCGGCACTTATGCCACTTGTAGGTAATAGCGACAATGAAGGCGACGGAGAAGATGGAGATTTGATGGACATTGATGTAAATGATGCGGCCGCTTCCATTTCAAAGAGTATGGAAGGATTTTCTGGTAACAAAGTTGAATCGATGATGAAAAAATTGCTTATTGCTCACAAGAATGTAGTCGTTGAACTTCCTGTAATGGATGAGGATGATGTGGAAACAGGAGAGTATTCACAGGAAATACTCGATATGGATATTGTAAATGAGATTTTTTGCGGGGATGTACAGGACATGTTCATTCTCGCTTTTTATGTTATCCGATTGAATTTCAATGGTTTTTTCAAGAGACTCGCCGGCCCATCTGGGAAAGCAGGCGAGGCTATAGCGAAGAAGATGAGGAAGATATTGTAAAATACGGAAAACTTGACACCTCACAATTTTCCGAGCTGGAGTTAAGAATGTACATACTGATTAAAGCTAAATTAGCTTCAATGTTTGAGTTGAAGGAATATTACACCTTAGACGAGGCATTGAAGCTATATGCTTTATATCGTATGGATATGGATATTCAGAATGGAAAGGCTGAGGAAATGAGAGAAAGGAGGGAATAGCATTGACGATAAGAGACATTGCGGTTGCATTTGGTATTGAAGTTGATCAGAAAAGTGTCAGTGCGGCAGAGAATGCCATTAAAGGTGTGAAAAATATGGCCTCAAAGCTCTTAGGCGCTATTGGAATAGGCTTTTCAATTGCTGGTATTGCAAACTTGGCGGAAGCTGCGGCAGATGCAGAGGCATTAAAATCGCAGTTTTCGCAGGTGTTTGGAGATTTAGAGCAGGACGCTTCAGACAAACTTGATAAGATTGCTGATGATACTGGAGTAACTGTAAATAGAATGAAGGGCAGTTTTACCCAGATAGCCGCATTTGCAAAGACAACAGGAATGGAGCAGGCGGACGCATTAGATATTGCCAACAGATCCATGATAGCTGTTGCGGATTCTGCCGCATTCTATGATAGAAGCATAGAGGATGTAACTAATTCCCTCCAGTCTTTCTTAAAAGGTAATTTTGAAAATGACGCTGCTCTTGGTCTTTCATGTACTGAGACAACGAGAAATACAGCTGCAAATGCGTTGTACGGAAAGTCGTTTAAAGACTTATCAGAAGCGGAAAAACAGTTGACATTACTGCAAATGGTTGAGGATGCGAATAAAGCCTCTGGTGCAATAGGGCAGGCGGCCAGAGAATCTGATACCTGGACTAATCAGCTTGGTAACTTAAAACAGAATGTACAGGATTTGAAAGCGGCTGCTGGCAATGCGTTCTTAAAGCCGGCGGTAATGGTATTAAAATTACTAAATTCCCTAGTATCTAAGGCAACTGTTGGGATGCAGAAACTTACATCTGAAACTGGAATTCTCACGAAAGCATTTAATAGTATGCATGCCCTTGTGAAACGATTAAAACCTGCCATTGATCGAATGATGCAGACTTTGCAGATAGGAGCAAAGAAAGGCATGGGGATGGTGAAAAATGTTATAGATAAACTTGGTGGAGTTGATAATGCTCTGAAGCTCTTGGCTATTATAGCCGGGGCTTTTTTTATTGTGATGAATTGGAGCAAGATTATCTCTGGAGCAAAGGCATTTATAACATTGCTTACGAAGATGAAAGGTTTATTCAGCTTGGCAAACCTAAAGACTTTAGCAATAGTAGCAGCGGTTGTTTTACTGGCATTGATTGTTGAGGATTTCATCAACTTCCTTATGGGAAATGATTCGGTTATCGGCACGATTTTCGATAAGGCAGGCATTGGCGCAGATAATGCCAGAGAAGCCATCTTTAAAGCTTGGCAGAAAGTGAAAGAGTTCCTGCTTAATGTATGGGATTTTCTCAAACAAGCTGCTGGAATGTGGGTTGACACTGTTAAAGGATTCTTCGAGAGGCACGGAGAAAGTATAAAAGAGAACTTTATGAGAGCCTGGGGAATCATAAAAACTTTTCTGAGTGGAGTGTGGACATTCATATCGCAGTTAGCGGCAACGATATTTGGCGGAACAGAAGATAGCATTGATGGTTCTACAACAAGCACAAAGGATAAGTTATTGTCGGTATGGCAGGCTATTCTTGATGCGTTGTCAGCGGTGTGGGATGCGTTATATGAAGCTGGAAGTGCGAAATTTAATGCAATAGCAACAGTTATTGAAACAGTATTCAGCTGGATTCAAATGTTTTGGAACACATGGGGTTCAACAATTCTTGCGTGGTTTAAAGGATTGTGGGACAACCTGGGAAAATTTATAAATGGCTTTTTGGATGTGATAAAAGGGCTTGCGAACTTCATAAGTTCTGTATTTACAGGAGATTGGTCTGGAGCATGGGAAGCGATTAAACAAATATTTTCCGGAATATGGGATATGATAGTCGCATTTCTACAGCAGGCATGGAATACGATATCAACAGTTTTAACTATTGGATTAGGGGCATTGCAGTCTCTTTGGAATACAATCTGGGGAGCTATAAGCGATTTCTTTTCTGGAATATGGAATGGAATAGTTTCGTTTTTGACTGGAATATGGAATACGATAACAAGCACTATTTCAAATGCAATCAATTCAGCTTACAACACGATAGTATCTGTGCTGCAGTCTATATACAATTTTTTCAGCAGTATTTTTTCAAATATAGCTACTTCGGTCAGCTCCACATTTAATAACATTGTGAGCGGAATTAAGGGGGCTGTTGGAAACATAAAGACTGCTATTGTTGATGGTTTTAATGCTGCAATCAGCTTTATAACAAGCCTTCCATCAAAAGCTATTCAATGGGGTGCAGACTTCATAGGTGGCTTGAAGAATGGAATTATGTCTGGTGTGCAGGGAATTGTAGATGCTGTGAAAGGCATTGGAGATAAAATTAAATCATTTCTGCATTTCTCGGTTCCGGATGAAGGTCCATTGACAGATTATGAGAGCTGGATGCCTGATTTTATGGGTGGACTAGCCGAAGGTATCAGTTCAAACGAGGACACTGTTCTTGACAAAGTTAAAGGGCTTGCAGGCGGCATATCCACCCTTATGAAAGGAGCTACAGCTACAGCTGCAACAGCAACTGGAAGTGCGGTGAATAATACAAGCAATACGACGAATGTAACCCAGAATAATACCTTCAATAACTCTTACTCTGGTAGTGATGTGCAGGCACAGCAGAATGTATCGAAGGGAATGAAACAGTCAGCACAGGATGCCACAAGCTATATGGCTAAGGGGCTGGCATATGCGAGGTAGGTGAAAAGGAATGGCAAGAAATCTAAAACCGGTTAGCATTGCCGGAATAGAAGGGGATGCTCTTATCAGCGAGGATATTAGTTATTCTGCTGACATTCCTGAGTATCCTGTTGAAAATGGTTACAATGTATCAGACACGATTATATTAAAACCTATTCAATTAAGTATCACGCTATATATAAGCGATAGCCCAGCTACATGGAGAAATCGCAAAGGGCATAGCCCGTCCGTTGGCAGAACCAAGAAGATATGTGAGAAGTTTGAAAAATTGTATTTTCAGAGAAAACTGGTGAAGGTTGTTACTACGGACAAGATATATACCAATATGGGAATTACATCGATGTCGATTTCTCATAGTTCAGAAATTGGGTACGCACGACAGATACAGTTTTCATTAAAGAAAGTTTATGTAACCAAAAGAAAAACGGTTTACATACCTAAATATATTTTGCAGAGTGGAGAATCAAAGAAGAATGCAGGAACAGCGACAACATCATCCAGCAGTTCAAATTCTTCAAGTTCTTCATCGAGCGGATCTGGCAGTTCTGGAAGCTCGGGCAAGTCGAGCAGTGGAAAGAAAGGCTCAATATTATATAACATTGGAAAAAAAGCAGGATTTTTGTAGGAGGTGGGTAAATGCTATATATTACGGTTCCGAATATGAACGATAGCGTATCGTCTTTAACGATTGCAGATAAAGAGTATCTTATCCGCTTTACCTATAACGGAACAGGAGACTTTTGGAGCTTTGGATTATTGGACATAAACAACAACCCGATCATTTCTCCGACAAAGATGGTACTCAATTTTCCACTAACTCATTTTATGAATTTTACATCATTACCAGATGGAATATTTGGTGTATTGAGCGAGGAAAAAAGACTTACGAGGGAATCCTTCAATAATGGGACAGCCGAATTTGTTTTTATACCATGGGATGAATGGGAGGATTAGTATGGCTCAAGAAAATTTTATCAGAAGATATCTTATGAAGGTTGGGAAAATGGGACATAACGGATTTCAAATCGGTCAAACTTCAACCGAGAATCCACATGCACTACATATAAGTTTCAGTGTTGAAAAATCGACATCAGAAACTCCCAATACAGCCAAGGTACAGATATGGAATTTGTCTCCTGCCAATCTTAGTATTCTTGATACGAAAGATTGTGTAATTGAATTACAGGCAGGATATGCCAATCACATTGCATTGATTCTGGCGGGAAATGTAGTTACATCATCAACAGAGATGGATGGGGCTGACAGAATGACAGAGTTGGAGGTTGTGGATGGAAGAGTAGCCTTGAGAGACACATATGTAGAGATATCCCGCTCTGGACGAGTTGACAGTAAGGAAGTATTTGATGAGATTGCAGGCGCTATGGGAGTATCGGTTATATACTCAAAAGGCTGCAAGTTTAAAGTTTTACCACATGGCTTCAGTTTTGTTGGTCCTGCAAAGACTGCACTGAAGAAATTGTGCAAGACATGCGGTCTTTCTTGGTCTATTCAGAATTCTGTTCTACAGATAAGAAGGCCGAACGAACCTATAACAACTAGGGCATATCTTTTAAGTTCCGATACGGGAATGTTAGAGGTGCCTAAGCGCATAACAATTTCATCAGAGAGTGATGATTCCAGCAGTGGGAAAAGCAACAGCCAGATAGGGTATGAGGTCAAGTATTGTTTGAATGGAGCAATTGGTGTGAATGATTATGTAAGACTAGAAAGCGACAAAGTGCGCGGCTATTTTAGAGTTTATAAGTTGACGATTGATGGCGACAACCTTGAGGGTGATTGGATATGTACAGCCCAGCTTCTGGAGGTGAAATAATGTTACAAGAATTTGTAGAACAGGTTGAAAAAACAGCACGGTCAGTAATGGAAGAAATGCACACTGCAATACCAGGAAAAATAACTGCGTTTGATGCAGGAACAGGATTCGCTACTGTAAAACCTTATGGAACATATACAACTGATGGTGGCAGAAAATTATCATATCCAACAGTGACAGAAGTTCCAGTTATCATTCCGCAAAGTCCAATGAAAGATATTTATATCGCATTCCCGATAACAGCAGGAATGGATTGTTTACTTGTTGTTTCCGAACAGGAACTGGACGCATGGATTGGAGGCGGTGAATCTGAAAATAACATTCGCTTTGACTTGACAAGTGCAATAGCGATACCTGGATTGCTTAATAAGGGAAGCGCGACACTGAAAGAGGCATGCAGCAAAGAAAGCATAATATTGCAGAATGGAGATACTAAGTTATCTGTAAATAAAGAAAATGTGGAAATAAAAGGAAATCTGATTGTGAGTGGCGATGTGAAAGCAAAGAATGTATCTCTTATAAATCACACTCATACAGGCGTACATGGAGACACATCAAAGGCAAAATAAAGAAGGAGGCGAGGAAGTGGATATATTGCTTGACAGTAATGGTGACTTGGCATTCAAGGGAACAGACATTGTCCTTGCCAATTCCGTCCGCCAAAAGATAAAAATTCGGTTAAAGTGGTTTTTTCAAGAATGGAGATGGGATGATGAAGCTGGTGTTCCGTATTTTGAATATCTTTTTGTGAAAAATCCAGATATAGATCAGATTAAAGAACTGATAGAAGAACAAATATTCAATGTAGATGAAATTACGGAAGTTAATGATGTATCTATAGAAATTGACAGCTTGAAAAGGTCGGCAGTAATCCGATACGAAGCTGTTACAGATGAAGAAACATATAAGGAGGAGGTGAAGATTGGTGGCTGAATATGGAATTACAGATAAAGGATTTGAGATTAAAAGATTGGATGAAATATTGGAGGAACTTCACTCAGAACTTTCTGAAAAATTGGGATTTAACACCAGATTGGATCCTCAATCATTTCTGAATGTGCTGATAACAACATACGGCGGACAAATTTCCGAGCTTTGGGAAGTGGCACAGGCCAGTTATTATGCAAAATATCCATCTACAGCTGAAGGAGTAAGCCTTGATAATGCTGTACAGTATGGTGGCATTAGACGAAGCCCTAATAAATACAGTTATTACACATTGCATTGTACAGGTGATGATGGAACGGTTGTAAGACAGGGAGCTACAGTTGCGACAAATACAGCACCGCAAGCTAAACTGGCGGCTGTTTCAGAATTTGTTATAACGAGGGAATCTTTCAATAGGGTATCAATAAGGGTAGCAGCTCCTGTTACAGGGGCTATATATTCTGTATCAATAAATGGTGTCCAGTACAGTTTTACGAGTGTGTCCGATGATGAATTATCAATTATTGAAGGCCTGAGTAAAGCTGTAAATCCAGATGGATATAAGGTATCTGTGAATGAAAGCAATATTACATTGGATGTGGTCAGCGAATCGACATCAAGGAGTGGAATACTTGTACTTTCTGACAATTTAACAACAGCAAGCGTTACCACTCTTGCTGATTTCGCGACTATAGATTATGGAAAACTTATATTCCCTAACGGAACGATAACAATCATGATTACAAATATTAGCGGGTTTAATGCTGTTGAGAATTTGATTGCACCTACATACGGAAGACTACAGGAAACGGATGTAGAACTTCGACATTCATATTTGGCAAAATCGGCTATCCGCTCTACAAGAATGATAGACAGTATTTGTTCTCAGTTAATAAATAATGTTCCAAATGTAGAAAGTGCAACAGGATATGAGAACGATACGGATGATACAGATGAGGAAGGAAGACCTCCGCATAGCGTTGAAATAATAGTGGATGGCGGAGATGAAACAAGTATTGCAAGTATTATTCTGGATAAAAAAGCTGCTGGCATTCAGACTTTTGGTTCTATTACTGTTAATGTTGCAACAGAGTATGGAGATTCCATTCCTGTAAGCTTCAATAGACCAGAATACATTTATGTTTGGATGAAAGTTACATTGGATGCGGATAAATCGTATCTTCCTACAAATTATGCAAACTTGGCGATAAATTCAATCGTCAAAGATGCTTCCAAGTTACAGGCGGGTGATAATATGTTGTCACAGACCTTCAATGATGGGATTTATTCGGCAGTGGGTGGTGTAACTTATGTAGATATTAAATGCGCTGCCACAAAAGATAAAGAGCGTATTCCGACCAGCGATGAATACTCAAAGGTAAATATAAATGTTGAAAGCAGGCAGAAGATTGTGGTTGCAGATACGAGAATTGAGGTGGTGTATAGTGGACATTCTTGATAAATGGTTAGATGATTTACCACAGCAGTTTCAAGGAAAGAAACACATAGAAGACCTTATTTCGGTGTTTGCAAAGCAATTAGAGGATTTATATAGGGTATTCAAACAACTTGACACAGAGACAGATTTAGATAGTGCTGTTGGCATGAATTTGGACATGGTAGGAGATATTGTGACGCTTACACGAAAAGAAGCTGGTGTTCTTGCAGGTATTGATGTCGAGGATCCAGTTATTAGTGATGAGAGGTACCGCCAGTTCTTAAAGTATCAGATGCTGGTTAATACAAATGAATGTACCTACCATGACCTTATGGACGGATTGGCATTATTATGGGATGTATCTCCGATTTATTACAGAGAAGATCCGGCACTTCCTGCTGTAATCATCCTCACAATGCCATTTCTTACACCAGGCGGAAAAGTTGTTACATTGGGTGAAGTTCCAATGGTAAAGCCAGCTGGTGTAAGAATTGAATTTGAGTATTATATCAAGGCTATCGTTGAGGTAGCCTTTAATTTTTGGATATCATCCTATGATGTACCGAGATGTAACACTATTGTTTGCGGCACGCATCCCAAGAGAGCGACACTTGGAACTATTATTGAAATTCGTTGTGAACAGGATGTGAATGCTTTGATAGCAGCTTTTGAATCAAGCAAAACAGGCACAATTCGGATAGGCGGGACTGCATATAATGCGACACTTGGACAATTACTTAAAAAGGATATAGAAATTGAAATTGACAGCAGCCTACATATCGTAGACTTTCTGCAGTCTGGACAAAGTGTGGCAGGATTGAAGCCAAATAGGGCAAAGAAGGGAATGATAATTCCGAAAGATATTCTTATTGATGGAAGTACATATTTACAGAAATATAACATGCCAGCTTCTGGTCGCCAAACATCTGGCGGTGGAGTGCTGGCTGATTCTTTATCCATGGATGTTCAGAGCGACATACAAGCTGAGGAAAATATAATGCTTGGAACATCAACCGAGATATATGCCTCTCCAGAGCACAAAGCTGGCAAAGCGTATAAAACGCTTGCTGTTTCGTCATCAGAAACAGAGGCAGATGTAAATGTATTCATTGCTTCGGCTACCATCAGGCGATGTGGAACCAGAAGCTGTGGAAATAAAGAATAGGAGGTAGCAAGATGGGATTCTGGGAAAAAGATTTTCTTGATAGAAGACGGCGGGAATGGATGGAGTCTATTCATAAATTCCAGTACCAAGTAAATGGAAATTGGTATGATGCCAAAATCAATAGTAAGAAAATCACAGGCAACAAGATTGTTTTTATTGTAAGTTTGCTCACCACTCCCAAGACAGCCCACACAATTACCGGAATTCGCCTTTGGGACATTACCGGTCGCATTTGTGGAGGACTGGAAGTTGCCGTTAAAAGGACGGCAAATCAGGGTGTGTTAGCTAAATTTGAATTCCCAATTTACGAGAAAGGAGATGAATAGGGATGAATGTATTACCAGAATATTTGGAAGGCAACAGAACTGGCTCATACACACCAGAACAGTGGCTTGATGAAGTAAAGGACAAAAATTCGGACGAAATTATTCAGGAGGGAACTCCAATGGATGCCGAACACTTCAATCACATGGAGCAGGGCATTCATAACAACTCACTTATGTTGGCTCTTTTGTTAGAGAATGTAAAGCATACTCAGCAAAGCGTAGAGTCTGTTGATGGTGAGGAACTTGAAGTTACATTGACCAACACAAAGGATTTCTATTTTAATAATTCTGTTAAGACTGTGGCGCTTGCAAATATGCGTAGCACATTGGATTACAGGGTTATCACAGAAGTACAAGGCAATCCTGTAAATGTTGGTGATGTGGTTGTCTATGATAAGCAGGTGAATGGTTTTAAGATTGCTTTTACAGGCAGTGCTAAAAGTGTGACTGTTCGCTGCTTTGTACAGGGAGGAGGTACGGTGTAGTGGCAAATATCATTATTCATAGTGACGAAAGAAAAGCTGAAACAAACAGAACCCTTCGTGATTATGGTATCAATCCGGAACATGCAACCAAAGCACAAAGAGATATGGCAGATTGCGTAGCCCAGAAGACAGGCGAAGCCTGCAGAGAATTAAGGAGGTATGACAGATGAAAGTCGTAGAGGTAAATGTTGGAAAGAAAATTGAGTACAGTGTATCGAAAAATAAGATTACATTTGCTGATGAATTGATGCTCAATTGCGAAAAGTTGGAGAGAGATAATGATGAATGTGTTGACATTTGCATTGCAAAGAATGGGATGATTACTTCTGGCCAGCTTGGTGAAAAGTATGCAGCACAAATTGAGATTCCGGCAAGGCAGTATGTTGAAAAGGAAGTTCCTAATCCAGATTATGATCCTGAGGTAGAAAACAGCAGCGAAACAATTATGGAAAGAACCCCTGTTCCGTTCAATATGGCAAATGTTACGCTCAAATTATATGCAATCGAATAAGGAGGACTATTATGGGAAATTATGATCAGATGGCAGCTGCGGTAAGCGAGCTGTCAGGCGGAAAAAATGTGGTATTACTGGATGACATCGGAATGCCATCAATTTATGTAAGAATTCCAAAAGGAAAAAATTCAGAGCTTGTAAGCGGCCTTAGCGATAATGTTCATTATGCGTTTAATGTGGACAGTGTCGAGAAGACCGCTTTTTATTATTCCAAGTATCAGAATATTATTGTAAATGAAAGGGCATATTCTCTCGGACACAGAGATCCTGCAAATTCCATAAATTGGGATGCTGCAAGAAAGGCTTGCGAAAATAAAGGAGCGGGCTTCCACCTTGCAACAATGGCAGAGTGGGCTTATATTGCTCTCTGGTGCCGCAAGAATGGCACTATGCCGCATGGAAACAATAATTACGGAAAAGATTCGGCTTATACACATGAACACGGCGAGGAATCTTCAAAGGATAGCGGAAAAACTGGAAGATGTTTTACCGGTTCTGGACCTGTAACATGGAACCATAACCATCACGGAGATGGCATTTGTGACTTAAACGGAAATGTATGGGAGTGGAATGCAGGCATGCGTCTTGTTGATGGAGAAATCCAGATCATTCCATACAATAATGCAGCAATGGGTAGCAAATGTGATATGTCGGCATCCTCTACTCTCTGGAAAGCAATTAAGGCGGATGGCTCGCTTGTAGAACCTGGAACGGCCGGAACATTAAAGTGGGATTGGGTATCAGGCAAAATTCAGCTTACTTCTGGTGCGATTACATATAAGACTGATAGCGGTGTCGGTGGACAGTATAAAGATATGACACTTGCAAGCGGGCTTACTGCTCCAGAAATTGCAAAGATGTTATTGCTCTACCCAGACGAACCAAACGGAGATTACGCAGGTGATTATCATTGGTTCAACCCTGTTGGCGAGCGTTTGCCGATTTGCGGGGGCAACTGGTTCGATGGTGCCAACGCTGGTGTCTTCCGCTTGGACCTCTACAATCCCCGCTCCTCTGCGGGCTGGACCGTCGGTTTCCGCTCCGCTTTTGTTGATCTGTAATCTGTTGCACTGTAATCTGACTGAGGCTGCGATAGCAGCCTCTTATTTTATTTTTTACCTTGCAATAACGAAATACGATATAAAATAACAAATAAATCCGAAGCAGAACTATGTGTGGTAGAATGGAAAAAAATATGGTATAGAGGGACTTTATGGAGGAATTAAAGATATTACAAAAGACCTTCGATATGATGAACTATGCTTATCCTGCATTGGCACAATATCCAAAGGGCGAGAAATTCGCCCTTGTTGTGGATATAAAGAGGTGCATGGATGTTATGTTGGAGAGGATTATCGAGGCCAACAAAAAGTATTATAAGAAAACTACACTACAGGAATTAGATGTAGAAGTGGAAAAGTTAAAGGCATATGTCCGATTGTCATATAACTTAGGTTTTTTACCTCCGAAAAAATATGAACAATGGTCCGGTCTGGTAGTTGAAATTGGCAGAATGGTAGGAGGCTGGATAAAGAGTGTAAGCAAGTAGGGTACGGAATACTGCGTTTGCCGATTTGCGGGGGCAACTGGAACAATGGTGCCAACGCTGGTGTCTTCAACTTGAACCTCAACAATCCCCGCTCCAATGCGAACTGGAACATCGGTTTCCGCTCCGCTCTGCCTTCAAGTCAGATGCTGCAGACCTAATGGGTGTGCAGTCAGTACAGAGGTGTAAAGGATTCCGTCTCCTTTGCTCTCGCAAAAAAATGTAATGGGCATGAATGCCGGTAGTAGTATAAGCGAATCCCGCAATGCTCTGAAAGGAAATAATATGTCCATTAAAAATGTGTATGCTCAAATCGTATCTTTTGATAATTTGCTACAGGCTGAGAAAGATGCCCGAGCAGGAAAAAGATATGAAAATGAGCAGCTTGCATTCTGGGGGAACCTGGAAGACAATATACATTCGATATCCGAAAAACTTAAATGCCATAATTATCCGCCAGACATATACCATCATTTTTATGTGTATGAGCCAAAATTGCGAAAAGTAATATTTTCTGATTACACAACAAAGGTAATTCAAAGGGCAGCATACAATGTACTCAATCCTATAGTTTGTAAAGGGATGATTAGTGATACCTATTCCTGCATAGAAGATAGAGGACAACTTAAATCTATGCAGAGATTAGCAGGGTGGGTTGATTTTGTAGAGAAAAGCGGTGAACGTTGGTACTATCTGAAAATGGATGTGGAGAAATTCTTCTATCGAATGGATCATGAGGTGCTTATGAGCATAATCCAGAAAAAGATAGGGGACAAGGAAGCGGTTGGATTCCTTGAACATTATGTGTGCCATGCTTCCAGAGCATTTGGACTTCCGCTTGGAGTAAAGTCACCACTGGAAATATCGGATAAAGAAATGCTGTGGGATGTAGGGATTGCCATAGGTGGCGGATTGTCACACATGTATGGCAATATGTATTTAAACCCTATGGACCAAATGGCAAAGAGAAAAGAGGGCATACAGTATTATATTCGTTATATGGATGATGTGATTATTCTATCGACGGACAAGGAGCTGTTACACAGGTACAAGAATATGTTTTCTGATTTTTTAGGCGATGTTCTGAAACTTCGATTAAATAATAAAACAGCAATTCGACCTGTCTCACATGGCATGGAGTTTGTTGGTTATACTATTCGCCCTTTTGATGTTCGATTGAGAAAAAGCACAAGCCTTAGAATGAAAAGGCATTTGAAAACAATACAGGAGCTTTATCGTGATTATGAGATAGACCTTGATAGAGCCCGCTCCACTCTTATGAGTTATAAGGCCTTGATGGACCATTGCGACTGCAGGGCTTTGGAAAAGAAAATATTTGAGGATTTTGTTCTTACGCACAATCCGAAGGAGGCTGATACAGACAATGGATGAAGACAATATGTTGGAACTGCTCGAACTTTATATGGATATGGTTGAAAAACAGGATGAAATCATATACCGCCTTGGAAAAATCGTAGCCAGACAGGCAACGGATATTCAACTGTTGAAAAATGACAGGGAATTTTCGGACGATAAACTGACGGAGGATACAGCAATTGTAGATGAAGTTATCGGGCAGTATAACGATATGAAAAGCGAATTAGAGCCGTAAGGCTCTTTTTTTATGCCCTTTGGAAGGAGGTGAGAGAATAATGGAGGATCCAATTACAAGAGCTGAGTATGAAGAATACCAGAAGCGAATGGAGCAGGAAGACCACAGGCAGAATCGACGGATTGAACAGCTGGAGGAGAATACCAAGCAGATCAACGCTCTTACGGTATCAATAGAAAAACTGGCACAGAGTGTTGAGAGCATGGTTAAGGAGCAGGAGGCACAGGGAAAGCGTCTCGTGTCTTTGGAAAGCAAGGACGGAGAAATGTGGAGAAAAGTCGTTGGTTATGTAATAACTGCGGTTATAGGAATTGTTTTGGGTTTTGCATTTACGCAAATCGGATTATAGGAGGTATTTATGCAAAAAAGACGAGACTTCCACCCATGGAAAAAAATTAAAGAGGTTGCAGGAAAGGTAGGCACATTGAATCTGGTTTTGATTCTCATGTTTGCCTTTTTTATTTGGTTTAACTGGCAGATGCTCTGCATTTTCAGAGATTATGCAGCTATTCCGGAAACCTATGCTTGCGCTGTTATTGCCGCAACCATTGGCGAAGCAGGTATATGCGGATGGATTAGAACCACTAAAGACCGCAAAAGGGAACATAAGTGGGAACAGGAAGAAAGAGAAAAAGATAAGCAAGAAAAAGAAAGCGAGGATTTGAGCAATGAATGATATTATTTTTGAGGCAATTAAAATTGTTGTTATGGTGGCGGCCCTGGTTATTACCAGATATCTTGTACCGTGGATTCGAGAGAAAATCGGAGCAGATAAGATGGTGGAAATCGAGAGATGGGTACGCTTCGCTGTTTTGAAGGCACAACAGGTGATGCAGAGTGCGACAGGCGAAGATAAGAAAGCGTATGTTACCGAATTTCTTAAAGAACTACTTATCGCAAAGAACATTTCACTCTCTGATGAGCAATTAGAGGTGTTAATTGAAGCAGCGGTTAAGCAGATGAAAATAGAAGAAAATGCCGGAATTACAATTGAGGCTACGGACGCAATGCAGTCAGACATTACTGGTACTGTGGAATAGGAGGCTGCTATGGCTCTTATAGGAAATACTATAGAAGAAAAAATTTATCATTTCCTCTATGGCAAGATTAAGAATATTTATGGTGTTGCAGGTCTCATGGGAAACCTGTATGCAGAATCAGGTCTAAATCCGACTAACTTGCAAAACAGCTATGAAAAGAAACTGGGATTTTCCGATGATTCCTATACAACATCAGTAGACAATGGAGATTATGAAAACTTCGTATATGATAGTGCCGGTTACGGCTTGGCACAGTGGACTTATTGGAGCAGGAAACAAAACCTGCTCTTTTTTGTACGCGCCAGAAATCAGTCTATCGGAGATTTGGAATCGCAGCTTGAATTTCTGTATCAGGAATTAAGCACAAGTTACAAGGCTGTGCTGACAGCACTGAAATCCGCAAAGTCAGTCAGGGAGGCATCAGACATAGTTCTTACAGAGTTTGAGCGTCCATCGGATCAGAGCGAAGCGGTGCAGATTAAGAGAACTTTGTATGGACAAAATTATTTAGAAAAATTTGCAGGAGGTAGCGTTATGGCTAAGAATATTTCAATAGGGTTTATTAATGATAAGATAAACGGAATTAGAGTTAACTCTGACATTCGTTGTAATTCTGACAACTACGAGGAAATGTCAAACAGAAGCATAGCTTATGTTGTTATGCACTATACAGGTAACACCAAGGATACTGCAAGAGCAAATGCTAATTATTTTGCAGGAGCAGGAAGAAATGCCTCGGCACATTTCTTTGTTGATAATAATGAAATTTATCAGAGTGTCGCAATCAAAGACAAAGCATGGCATTGTGGAACAAGTGGTACATATTATCATAACGAATGCCGTAATGCTTGTAGCGTTGGTATTGAGATGTGTTGCACAGCGGGCAATTATAGAATATCTGATACTACAAAGGAGAATGCAGCGTATCTTTGTGCTCACATTTGCAAAATGATTGGAGTGTCAGCCGATAGGGTGGATCAGTATGTTGTTCGTCATTATGATGTTACTCATAAGAGTTGCCCTGCTCAGATGGCGGGAACAAACAATGCAGAATGGAATTCATTCAAAGATATGGTAAAAAACATTCTTGAAGGTTCATCTTCTGGAAGTCGTGATAGCGATTCATCAACTTTCCCAGAAACACCTTTCACAGTTAAGGTTCTTGTATCAGATCTTAATATTCGCAAGAATCCGTCTATGGGAAACAATGTTGTTGGACAGACTGGAAAAGGAGTATTTACTATTGTTGCAGTAGATGATGGTTGGGGCAAGCTTAAATCTGGAGCAGGATGGATTTACCTTGAAAATAAGGAGTATATAACTGTTCTTGGAGGTTCATCTTCCAAAAGCTCACAGTCGGCAACGACCAAAAAATCTATTGATGAGATCGCTGATGAAGTAATCAATGGAAAATGGGGGAATGGTTCTGAAAGAAAGAGGAAATTAGAGGCTGCTGGCTATAGCTATGCACAGGTACAGGCTGCGGTAAATAGAAAATTATAGAATGTGCAAAGTTGCTCCATAACCTATACCGATAAGATATAACACAATCCGCTATAAAATAACAAACGACACAAAAAGATGTCAGAAAATGCTATTTTATAACGGAAGGAGCAACGACGTATGATAAGAATTTTACTATCTACAAAGCTCGGCGAAATGAAATGGAGTCAGGCGGATCTGGCCAGGGCAACCGGAATCAGACCCAACACCATCAGCGAATTGTACCATGAGTACACAGATAGAGTGAATTTGGAACACCTCGACCTAATATGCGAGGCTCTACATTGCGAACTCGATGAACTGATTGTTAGGGTGCCAAATGATTATGCGAAGATTACCCACACCAGATCCGGCTCCTTGATTTCGTCAGACAAGTAGTGCTGCAACACTGCTGTCATAGAGAAAGACGTTCAAGGACCGAACGTCTTTTTTTATACCACAATATTTATCTACATTCAATGGTATTTCTATCCAATGAATTCTCAAATAGCGTTAAATCAAAATTGTTATCAATATATCCCTGCCGAATAGTTTCTATGTAGGTCAAAGATGGTCTTCCGGGTGCATGATGTTGGTCCATAATATAGACCATAGCTCTTTTCTTTTTTCCACCAATATCAACCATTACATTCTGCTTATAATAATATCGGGGATATCCTTCATATATATCTAATCTTTTCTCGTCTTCTGGTTCAATATTCCATAGTAGAACAGGAACATATGAACCCTGCTTTTTGGCTATCGTTGCGTGCGAATTGGTTGCACTGCCTCTATATAAAAGTTCCCAGTTAGTTAATTGCCCGGTACCATAAATACTCGCAGAGGGGCATCTATAAGCCATCTGCTTTAAGTTGAGATTGCTTCCGTATGCTACATACAATTTTCCCATATTATTCTCCAATCTCCCCGTTGTGCCGATAGGTCAGCACTTTTTACTAAGCTGCTCGACAAGTCATTCCGGCAGCTTTTTTAAGTGGTGTCATAAGATGAAGCCTGCATGTTTTAAATTCCTCTCCATAAAGTCCGAGACGGTGAGTGAGAATGTTTCTCATAATTGTAACTTTCTGTTCTGGTGTGTATCCATCCATTGAACGGAATACGATTTTTTCTTGTGAAGTGATAGCCCATGCAGATACCGCCAAACAAAACTGTATGTAGGCCTTGATTTTTCCCGCGTGAAGTGTGCTGTTGAAAAGTCTGAATTCCACTGTACCCTTGGTGAAGAAAGAATGGAGATTTACTCCATGATATCTTGTAGCATTGTAGTGCTGATGATCGATTCCACCGCAATAACCATCATTGGCTCTGCTATACCAGATTTCTTCGGCTTTTTCTTTTGTAAGATTCTTATCCTTTTTCATAGCATCAAGGAGTGTTTTGTTAAGTTTGTGGCACCAGTTACTCTCGCGGTCTCCGATTTGGAGTGCTTCGTAAATTAAATCCTGTCTGGCTGTCATAAAGTTAACTAATCTTCTGAGAGATACTGCTGTATGATTTGCACCATCAACATGGATATGAATACCGCAACTGCTATGAGCCTTTGCTCCGTTCTCTCTGAGTTTTCGTATGATATTTTGGAGAAGCTCGATGTCAGAATAATTGAGTGGTGGTGTTACAAATTCGACTCTGTATTCATCAAGAGGCTCGTTTGTCTTATCGTTTCTTATTGGTGCAATAGATGAATCTCTCATAATTTTCCATTTACGAGCTGCCTGATCAGCAATCGTGCGTGTGTGGTAGCAATTTGATTCTGGATGAGAAGGTGCTGTTCCAAGAACTTCGGCAACGATACGAGCCGCTTTTTCTCTTGTAATACCTGTCATTTCTACTTCAACCCCGAATAATTGATTTTTTAACATATATTTGTCCTCCTAAATTATATTTCTGTTTTATTGAACTTTTATTCTGTTTCTATGAATATATTACCATATGTACATCCAGTGTCAATGCTTTTTTCTAATATTATGAATATTTTTTCTGAAAAAGCAGAATAAAAAGTTGACAAAACAGAAAAGCAAATTTATAATAAAACAGAGGTGATTATATGGTTGATGAAGAATTGAAAGAGCGATACAATCAATCGGTTGTCGAACTCAAGGAAGCTCTTAAAAGGGATTGTGCGTTTGGTTGGATTTACCAAAAAATGATTTTGATAATGGATAAATTAGAGAAAATTTTGCGAAAGACAGGAGGGGAAAGAAGATGATTTGCTATGACCGACTGTGGAAAACACTAATTGATAAGCACTTGAAAAAGACAGAACTTCGGGATAAAATAGGAATAAGTAATGCTACATTAGCAAAACTTGGTAAAAACGAACCTGTCAATCTCAAAGTTATAGATGCTATATGCCGGGAACTTAATTGTGATGTTGAGGATGTTTTGGAGATAAAACATTAAATTTAAGGAGGTATTATGGTTACTGAACATGATAAGAAAGTGCATTTTAACAAATCCGATCTTATTGATCCGGTTAGCCCTTCTCCGTTTTGGACGCAACGAGATATCAGAATGACTAATCCAGAGATTCAAATAATTGGAGGAAATACAAGAATGGAAAATAATGCACAAGCAGGAGAACTTTATCGGTTAGATCATGAGGATTTAATAAATCTTATTTGTGGCATTGATGCTGGATATGCAAGCAGCTTTCTTTATAGGATGAATATGGGAGAACTCATTACTCATTTCGGAGGGTTTCGGGAATATTACAAGTGGAACAGGGAGGCTGTAGGAAAGTTGTCGGAAATGGAGATATATTCATTATATCTGTCATTAAAAGCATTATGAAACGCAAATGTATATATGCTGATGTTATTGTGATGTTAATAGAGAGGATAAATAAAAGTAATGAAAGTAAACATCAATAAAATATATAAAAATAAGAGAAAAATCAACAATGAACGTACGCAGAAATGCTGTTACGAAATCGAGTTTGAATAACGGACATTTGAGCTACAAAACCTTATTTTACTGGGATTGTGGCTCTTTTATTTTACTCCGTGATGTTAATGTGATGTTAAGAATGATGTGCCATTACTTTTCCTACTCAAAATGAGCATTATTCTCGTGATGTGCAGCTTCCTGTAAAATTGCAATCGGAAACAGTTGCTGATTGGAAGTGCAATCAAATATGGTTGCTGATAGAAAAAGAGCCGTCTCGGTCTGAGACGGCTTTACAAATTCAATTCTTGCGAAACTGGTTCAAGCGGTCTGCCAGCTTCTGATCCTTATCTGGATAAAGATGTGAGTAGGTGTCCAAAGTGGTCTTTACTGATTCGTGACCGAGGCGGTCCGCAATCTCTAATGGAGTAAACCCAAGTTCTATCAGCATACTTGCGTGAGAGTGCCGCAGGTCATGAACTCTGATCGGCTTCAGACCAATTCTTTCTGATACTCTTTTCATTTCTTTTTCCAGAGCTGTCTTCTGGAAGTAAAATATCCTGTCGCCATTTCCGATACCATATAGCTTGGAAATGTATTCTTGAATATCATCATACAAGAAATCTGGAATGGAAATACATCTTTTTGCCTTTGGTGTCTTAGGCTCTAAGAACAGCTCCTCACCTTTAATTTTTGCATAGTTCTTATTGATATCAATTCTTTTTGATGAAAGGATGTCTGCAGGTGTGAGTGCCAGAAGTTCTCCAGAACGCATACCGGTATAAAAGAGAATATCAAAAGCAAGCTTCATAGATGATTTGCTGATTGCACTTGAAAACTTCTCATATTCTGCCTGTGTCCAGATGTTCATTTCATCCGCTTTGCTCTTTCCCATACTGCCGGCCGCCCTGCATGGATTGACAGGCAGGCGGTAATGAGACACAGCATAATTCATTATTGCTGATAACTGGTTGTTTACAGTTTTCAGATATGTTTGAGAGAATGGCTTTCCATCATCATCCCGATAGGAGATAAGCTCATTCTGCCATTTTCTGACCTTTATTGTATCAATATCACAAATTTTCTGCTTTCCAAAGTAGGGGAGCAGCTTCGTTTCAATAATAAACCGCTTATTCTCCATTGTTGTAGGCTTCAAGCGGTGTTCCATATCTTCAAGATAATTTGCAACGAGGGAAGAAAAGAGTATGTCGCTTGAACTGCTTTGCTGATCCAGAAAGGACCTCTCATAATCTTTTGCTTCCCTCTGTGTTTTGAACCCTCGTTTACAGATATGCTTCTTTTCTCCAGTCCAGTCGGTGTAATAGAAATTGGCATACCATAATGTTTTACCACTTTTGAGAGTGTATTTGTATGCAGGCATTAGATGTCCTCGGATGAATTAACCACACGAGCCAATATCTGATAAATATATTCCGGCTGGCGGGTTTCCAAAGGATACTGTTGATCGCCGAACTGGAAAGCAATGCCATTCTGATAAGGAGTTACAGCTGACAATGCCGAAATCTTCTTATCGAAAGCTCCTTTGTTTGCTGAAAATACAACTCTCTTATTCGTAATAGAAAGAACTCCCTGTGTACGCTCCTGCACGTCACCACGGATTGGAGCTGCCTTTCTCGCCCCAAGATGTACCGACATACCCTTTGCAATACGGACACTTGTACCACGGCTTCCTCCAGAATATCCAACGACCACATTCTTTGTTTTAACAAAAGTAGCAGGTCCACAGTAATGACACATCTCTCCATTTGCAAGCATTACATTTGATGGCACAACTGGTAGCGGTGCGTCTGCGGAAATCTGTATTGGTCTGTTACCCTGGATGCGTTCTCCGTGTATTGCGGCCAGTAGGTATCGGATGCAGTCAACAAACCATCCAATACAAAACAATCCGAATGTGCATAGGTAAAGAATACCCATACCAATTTTCTTTTCTCTGAATTTATGAACCCCAAGCCATCCAAACAGGAGGCAGATAACAAAGTCGGTCCAAGCTGCAGTCCATACCATAAAATTCCTCCAATCGTTCTGTTATTTTTTTTAAGCCCCCATTCCTTCGGTACCACTCGAAGGAAATGATTTTTTTTCTTCGTCTGCGTATTTGCCATACTCACCAGCTGCAACTGCCGAGATACCCTCTACGCACAAAACACCTGCCTTTGCTAATAAATATTGCTGACTATCTTCGTCACAGCGGTTGAATTTTTGAAGGAGCGATTCTTCCTGCGAACTTATTCTCTTTCTACTTGAAATGTTCAAAAGATAGTCCGTCGAAACATTCAAAGCACCAGCGATTTTTATTAAGTCTTCAATAGATGGCATTTTGTTACCATACAAATATGCGTCCTTTTCTTCTTTATGAAATCCTACTCTTTGAGCAAATTCATCTTCCGACATTTTTTGCTCTTCCATTAAATCTCGAATTCTCATTTTGAAATCAAGAACAAACTCTGGAGTATCCATTTTGAAGTTTGCATAATCGATATTTGGAACTCCGTGATCATACAATTGTGCGACTGACACCCCGAACAATTTGGAAAGTTCAGATAATGTTTCACTATTTGGTTCAGAAACATTATTTTCCCAACTACTGATGGTTTGTTTTACAACACCAAGTTTCTTCCCTAATTCGCCCTGAGTAAGCCCAGCTTCTTTTCTGAGCTGCTTAATTATGTTGCCGTTTACAGCCATATAGCCAACCTCCTTGCGTGCTTATATTTTAGTCCAAAATCATTGGACTTTCAATGGCAAAACAGATAAGTCCAAAAAATATTGACAAAACCTATTGACAATCCAATATCAATGGACTATTATGTAAATATCCATAGAAAATGGACTGAAAGGAGGATACAAAATTGGATACCAGCACAATCAATATTGCAGAAAGAGTAAAAGATGCTCGTAGGGATGCCAAATTAACACAGACCGAGCTCGGAAAGAGAATTGGGAAATCTAAACAGTGGGTATCCGAACTGGAGCGTGGAAATATTAAATTAAGTTTTGAGATGGCTGTAAGTATCTCCAACGCTTGCAATAAGACGACTGAATTTTTTTGCCATTAAAGTCCATAAATAATTGACTTTAATTTCATTATAAATCGTGGAGGTGAAAATCAAAATGGCAAACGTAACAGCTAAGACAAGCTCCAACATCTTTTACAAAGCCCGTTGCGAGGCGGCAACACACAATGAGCAGTTGAGTAGTAGAGAAGGAGCTGCTGACTATATGTCGATTGATAGAGGACGGCTTTACAGAATAGAAAGCGGAATTGCTATTCCTTATCCAGAGGAAATCAGACTTATGGCAGATTTATATAATGCTCCGGAATTGGAAAATTACTTTTGCAGGACAATGTGTCCGTTGGGATGCGAAATGCCTAAAGTCGAGCTGGCGAATCTGGACAGGCTTACAGTCAGAACACTTTCTGTTTTCCGAAAAATTGGAAAAACAAAAGAAATGCTTCTCGATATCACAGCAGATGGAGTGATTGATGAAAGTGAAAAGCCGGAGCTTGATGAGGTAGTAAAAAACTTGGAAGAGGTAGAGGAAATTGCACAGAGCATGAGGCTTTGGATTAAGAAGAATATGTAAGAATGGGCTCGAATGGTCGGCAGTATCATTGGACCGAGTGAAAACGAGGAAAGTTTGGCGGTGCTATTGGCAGAGTAGAGCTTAATAATTTTTTATTTACAGTCTGCGGACATTTGACAGCAAGTGACAACAAATGTGTCCGTAATCCAATCCAATCCGAATCCAAATCCGAATCGGAAACCAATACAAATATATGCTCGGAGCAACAAGCAGCTCCAAGCATGAGGAGGTGGCAAGTTGTATTTAGCAGAAAACTTAAAGTTTCTTCGGGAACAGAGAGGAAAGACACAGCAGGAGTTGGCAAATCTTTTTGGAGTTGAACAGAAGACATTGTCTTCGTGGGAATGTGGTAGCCGCACACCGGTAATCGGCATGATTGTTGAAATGGCAAAGTATTACGAGGTATCACTTGATGATTTAGTTCTGGCAGATATGAGACCACCGATACCTGTATATGCACGTAATCTTGCTTATCTCCGCAAAAAGTACGGAATGACACAACAGGAACTGGTAGAAATCATTGGGCTAAAGCATAAAAGCAGTATCTCTTTGATTGAAGCTGGAAAATACGAACCTTCCATTGAAAATTTGGAAAAGCTAGCAGATTTCTTTAGTGTAACTATGGACCAGATTGTTAAACAAGATTTATCGCAGGAGGTGAGCAAATGAACGCATTAGCAACAGCACCGGGTGTCATTGCTACACCAGGAAAGTATTATATCGGTGCAAAAGAAGTGATGGAGTACCTTGATTGCAAGGAAAACAAGGCTTATGAGCTGATAAGGCAGCTTCGGGACGAATTGGTTAAAGCAGGCAAGCTTACACCAGCATACCCGATAGGAAAAGTCCCAAGAAAGTATTTTTTTGAGAGATGCATGATTGAAGAATAAGAGGTGCAAAATGGCATATTACAATGTTTGTCCAAAATGTGGTTGCAATCTGGATCCGGGAGAGAAATGCGATTGCGAGAACTTAAAAACAGAACAGCAGGAAACAAGCAGATTTTTTTACAGTCAGTTTTTAAGGGCTGACGATAACAATGGTCAGATGGTATTTGCGTTTGATCATCCCAAAGGAGGTGCAATAGGAGCATGAGAAACAAATGCCTTTTGGGTTTAGGAATGGTTTTTGTGATTTCACTGACATCGATAATTGCATTCGCTTTCAGTTTCACTGGAACTCCAGCGGATGAAGTAGGTGAAACAGAAATTATTATGAGAGCTGCGGTTTCTGAGGAAGCAGATGTAATACCAACATCAGCACCGATTGCAACAGCTGGTTCAGAACAGGAAACGGAGAAAGTTGAGCAGTCCAAAATCGGTAGCATGGATTGGGATTCTGATGATGCGTACAGGCTTGCCAAGATTGCAATGGCTGAAGCCGAATCAGAGGACATCGAGGGGAAAGCCCTTGTAATGCTGGTGGTGCTGAATAGGGTTTGGGATGATGAATTTCCAAACACTATTGAGGAGGTTATCTTCCAGAAGGGACAGTTTAGTCCGATCAGCAACGGAAGATATGACGAGGTAGAGCCAGACGCGGATTGCTACAGAGCATTGCAGCTTATTCAGACTGACGGATGGGATGAGAGCCATGGAGCAACTTACTTTGAAAGTAAGAGTGATTCTACATGGCATAGCGAAAATTTAACTTTCCTGTTTAAGCATGGAAAACACTATTTTTACAAGGAGTGATGTTGAGTGAGGAAGACAATGAAAAGAGATTTGATAGCGGTTATCTGGACACTGCTTGTCACATACGCTATCGGGAAATGGTCTTTTCACCTTGCCTATATCGAAAGAGGATATAAGGCGGTTGGAGGCGAGTATTTATTGGTCCCAATGGTTTATTGGGGAGCATGGAAAGCAATTAACTATTTATTTGATTCACTGGAGGAATTGGAAAATGAAAGAAAGCGTAGAAAAAAAGGAAGTAGAGGAACTGCTCGGATGTGAAATTACAGATGAACAGTTCGAGGAGGCATTGAAATATGCCAGGCACAAGCAGGAGTACATATACCAGCGTGAGCACAGACAGGTTGTGTTACAGCATTGGTATCTTGTGAAGCTCACAGAAGAATATGTGAGAAGCCTTGCTTTTTCAAAATTCACTATGGATTTATGCAGAACATTGCAGGATATGGAAAAAGAGCACCCGATCATAAATCAGAGTGCCCCTACGAATAACCATATTGTAGCAGTTCCTGCTTTATAAATCAAGCAAATATTACACAATATGGAGGTTTTATCTATGAACAATTCAAATGCTTTGGCTGAAATTCAGTCAAAATATCCAAACTGCAACCTGCTGTTACCATCAGCTACATCAGTGCAGATTAACCCATTTTATAAGTGTTCCGTTATGGAAGTGGTGGCGGACACAACACCGAACTCGGGAGACATCTTTTCAGTCGGAAAAGTAAAGACTGGAGAGGATAGAAATGGAAAACCCGTATATGAGGAGGTTTTCTCTCCTGCAAAGCCGCTTCTTATGAAGTTGGCAACTGCGGCGGGAATCCAGTTTCATCCAGAGTACACAACAGTTACAAGAGAAAATACAAATACTTATGTTGGCAAGGCATACGGAGCGGTAAGACTTCCAGACGGAAGTTACAAGACACACATGGAGACAAAGCGTATCTGTCTTGATGATGAAGAATCTAAGTACCGCCTTGAATTTATGGACAAGTCAATTATGGGTATCCATGATTGGAAAGCTGCAAAGGCTGCATCTGAAATGTTTAAAGGAGAGTGGAAAGATGATCCTGAGAAAATGAATCAGTGGGGTAAGCCAGAGAAATATTATGTCATTGCTGACGGTGACAGAGAGAAGTATATCGAGAGATCAATTCTGGTGAATATGACACTTCTTAGAAAGACTGCTTCTGAAAAGGCACAGACAGGAGCTATTCTCAGAGTTATCAGAGCGTTGCTCGGAATTAAGGGAACATACTCAAAGGCGGAGTTGGAGAAACCATTTGTTGTTCCTACAGTAACATTCGCACCAGATTACACGGATCCTACAGTGAGAAATGCAATGCTCCAGCAGGGAATGAATTCTATGGGAAATATGTTCGGTGCTTCATCCACACCGCCTGCAATTTCTACTACATTTTCTGGCGAAGCGTTTTCGTCAGACTTTAATCCGGAGGATGAAATTGACAATCCTGCATTTGCTTCCGAACAGGTTGAGGACAGTGATGGGGTTGTGGAAGAGCAGGAGAGAAACTGGTTCGATCAGGACCAGCCGGCACAGGACCAGCCACAGCAGACGGCAAATGGAAATGAGACAACGGGATATTACTGTGACGGATGCGGAGCAGAAATCAACGAGAGGGTATATGAGTATTCGCTTAATAAATTCGGAAGACCACTCTGCATGAAGTGTCAGAAAGGAGCAGGTAAGTAATGAAACTGATTAAGATTTCAACAGACCTTGAGCTGACTGTGCATGATTTTCCAACAGGAACACATTCGGAGCAGAACGATTACCTTAGAAAACTGATTGGAAATGACTGCGAATTGTATGAGCATGTTATGCCAGAGCGATTATATACAGACTTGAAAATGAAAGACCGACCAACAAAGATACCGGGACAGTGTGTGAGCATGCTGATTGATGAGGAAGGGCGCTTAAAGCAAAACACCGCAAATCTTATTGGGAGTTATCTTTATAAAACAGATGTACATAATCAGCCGATTGTGGGAAATGTGCTCCTTGTCGGAGAAGAATGGGGCGATGATGGTATCGACTTCTGCGGATTAGAGGAGGAGACATTTAAGCTTCTGGAACTTGAATTACACAATATGATTATGGCTATGAAAGCCACTATGGAGGTGTTGAAATGAAAATATTACATACAGCGGACTGGCATCTTGGAACATTCCGAAGCCCAGTCAAGGACGGAGTAAATCTCCGAACAGAGGACACGAAAAGATGTCTGGATGAATTGATTAGAGTAGCAAATGAGGAAAAACCGGATTACTCGCTTGTATCTGGTGACATATTCCATGTTGGCCGCCTGTGGTCCGACAGGTGCTGTGAGGAAATTATCACTGCAATTCATTATATCAGAGAGCTTGCGGCAGTATCAAAGCAGGTTGTTGTTATGAGAGGTACTCCGAACCATGATGGATCAGGACAGTTCAATGTCCTCTCTGAAATGTTTGCAGATGTTCCTAATGTCCATGTGGTGATTACCCCACAGGTAATTTCATTTGATGATGTTGATATTGCAGTGCTCCCAGGATTTGACAGGGGAGTGTTTAGAGCTAATCATCCGGGATTATCAAGTGATGAAGAAAATGTGGTGTTTACCAATGAATTATCAAATATTGTAACAGGATTGAAAGCACAATGCTCTCCAGAAAAGAAAAGTATTCTGATGGCACATTACACAGTACCTGGATGCAATACTGAGAGCGGCCAGACAATGATGCTCACACAGTTTGAGCCAATCATTCCACAGGAGGCTTTATTGGCGGCCAATTACAATCTGGTTGCTTTAGGGCATATTCACAGACCGCAGAAGATAATGCACAGAGACTGGTATTATTCCGGTGCGATAAATGCCATGAACTTTAATGATGAGGGACAGCAGAGAGGCTTCTGGATTCACAATTGGCATGAGTTGGGAACATGGCAGAGCATTTTTCATGATACACCTATCAGAGAGTTTGCAACCATTGAACTTAATAATGATGATGTGACACAGATAAATATGCAGGCTATGGATTTTGTTGCTACTGAAAAGTGGAGGGGACAGATTGATGGAAAGATTGTTCGTGTTCATTATAGCTGCACTGCAGAAAACAGTAAGGCTCTGAATAAGGCAACTCTGGAAAGGGAGCTTCTGGAAGACGGAGCATTTATGGTATGGGAAATTCTTCCAGACAAAATAGACGAATTCGCCAACAGAACACAGCTTGAAAATGCCACAGATCCAGAAGCGAACCTTATTAAGTATCTTGAGGAAAAGCAGGTGCCGCAGGAAAGAATACAGGAACTTGTATTAAAGGCAAGACCGATTATTGCTGAAGCTGAGGCAAGTATGACAGCGACAGCAAATAGCGGAACATTTGAACCTGTAGAAATTGCTGTTAAGAATTATCGTAACTACGAAGAGGAGACATTTAATTTCGAGGATATTACTTTCTGCACAATCAACGGCCAGAATGGAGCAGGAAAGAGCAGTTTGTTTATGGATGCGATTATCGATTGCCTTTATGAAGAACCGAGAGAGGGTGTAATCAAGGATGATACAGGAAAGGCACCGTGGCTTAGAAATGATGAAAGTGTCCGTTCTGGCTCGATTATGTTTACATTCCGTATTGGAGAGAAAAAGTATCGTGTTACACGAACCAGAGCCCGTTCCGGAAAAGGAACTTTGAATATCTCCCAGTTTGTTGAGAATGAATGGAAAGATTGTTCCAAGGAGCGATACAACGATACACAGCAGGAAATATTGAACATCCTCGGAATGGACAGTTTTACATTCAAATCATGTGCTCTGATTATGCAGGATCAGTATGGATTATTTTTACAGGCAAAACCAGAGGAAAGAGTTGAAGTCCTTGGAACGCTTCTTGGGCTTGGAGTGTATCAGCTAATGGAGAAAATTGCATCTGACAAGGCGAAAGTGAATGGAGCAAAGAACAGGGATTTGAAGCAGGAAATCACAATTCATAATGCTACAATTGCTGAATTTGGCAAGCCAGACGAAGAACTGGAAACATGCAAGATGGAATTGGCAGAGCAGGAAGCCAGACTGCAGGCAAAGGTTAATGAGAGAGACCAGAAGAAACTTATCCTGTCAAATCAGCAGGAAGCCGCAGAAAGGCGAAAGAAAGCCATTGCCGCTGTTACAACATTACAGGCAAAAAAGACCATTGCAGAGCAGAACAGAGCTACACAGCAGGCGATAGCAGACAGTAGTTCAGCAACTCTCGCCCAGAAGCCTGAAATAGAGGAAAAGATTGCTGAAAGAAATGATTTGTTGAAGCGGGAACTGGAACTTGCAGGACAGTCAGCACTCTACACAACAAAGAAACAGGAGGCTGAAAATCTTGCAAAGCAGGCTGAAAGTGAACAGAAGACCATTTTGGAGTTACAGGCCGCTTTGCAGGAGAAGCAGGATGAAAAGAATGCAATGATACTGGATTCAGCCAATGATGGTGAGGTCAGACAGAAAGCCGAAGCATACACCCAAAAGAAAGCAGAGTTAGAGGATATGCAGGAAAAAGCTGTTGCATACCAGAAAGCAAAAACTGAATACTCTGCGGCGGTTTTCCATGAAAGCGAGACAAGGGCAAGCTTTGACAGGGAGAAGCAGAAAGCAGACGAGCAGAAGCAGGTTCTTGAAAAGAAAGTTGCAATTTTGAACGAATCCGGGTGTGTGGATATCGAGAAAGCACACTGTAAATTCTTACAGGATGCCATTGAAGCAAAGGAACAGCTGGCAGTACATGAGGCATTGTATGTAGACATTGCCGCCCGTAGAGATTGCGAACTTGCAAAGAACAGACAGGCAATAGTGGACAAACAGGCTGAAATGGATGCGATAGGATATGATGCAGCTGCTTTAACAGTCCTGCAAAACGAATGCGCAACATTGCTTCCGTATGTGACGCAGCTCAAAAAAATCAATCAGAGGGAAAACAATCTCGCTTTGATTAAGGCGGCCTTGGAACATTTAAAGTCAAATATATCAGAAGCAGAAAACAGGCTTGCTGAGGTCAAATTAAAGGGCACACAGGCGGAAACAGAGCGTGATATATATGCTAAAGCGTTTGAAGAGCATGTGCGTGTGCTTAGTGGCATTACTGCTCTTGATCCGTGGGTGGAAAAAGAAAAAATGCTTCCAGTAGCAAAGGAAAGAAATGCAACAGCATTGAACAGGGTTCTGGAGTTATCAGCAGAAATTACCGGTATCGATGATGAAATCGCAGAGAGACAGGCGGAGGCTGATAAAGAGATACTTGCTATGGCGGGAATGGAAGAGGCTCAGGCGATTGTAAACGGACTGGAAACAGAAGTGAACGCCATTAACAACATGGTAAAGGAAAAGCAGATGCGGATTGGAGCTTTACAGCAGAAATCGGAACAGATTGCAAAGTTGAAGCAGGATATTGCAGCTTTACAGGACAAGCAGGTGGAATATGCCAAGGAGACAGCTGATTACGATACATTGAAAGTTGCATTTAGTCAGAGCGGTGTGCCACATCAGATTATCCGTTCTATTATTCCACAGCTGACAGCTACCGCAAATACCATTCTTGGACAGATGACTGGCGGAAAAATGGGAGTGGAGTTCAGACTGGAGAGACTTCAGAAAAATGGAAAAGAAAAGGTGTCTTTGGATATTTACATCGAGGAATATGGCAAGTCAGTGCTTCCGTACCTTTCAAAATCTGGTGGCGAGAAAGTTAAGTCTTCATTATCTGTAATTCTTGCATTGGCGGAGATTAAATCATCTTCGGCAGGAATCCAGCTTGGAATGCTCTTTATTGACGAACCTCCATTCTTGGACGGGGACGGAATACAGGCATATTGCGACGCATTGGAGACAATCCAGAGCAGATACAGCAACATTAAAATAATGGCTATTACTCATGATCCAACAATGAAAGCCAGATTCCCTCAGAATTTGGATGTAGTCAAAACGGAAAATGGTAGCAAGGTAATTTATTAAGACAGGAGCTGGAGGGGGCACCCTCCGGCATCCGAAAGGAGGATGATCGAATGCCAAACAGGATAATCAAGGAGAGCATCTGCAGGAGTGAAGAAATAGATTCTTTATCTTGGTTCGAGGAAGTTCTGTTTTATAGATTGATTGTAACCTGTGACGACTTCGGCAGATACGACGGAAGAGCAAAGATAATCAAGGGAAGCTGCTTTCCTCTTAAAGATATTACGGAAAAAGATATAGATAAGGCGCTTGGTAAGTTGTCGGCGGTGGGCTTGGTCAGAGTGTATGAGGCACAGGGAAGACCGTACCTGCAATTGGTAACTTGGGCGGATCATCAGAGAATTCGTAATCAAAAGAGTAAGTACCCAGGATTTTCAGAGGATTGCGAATTGCTGACATTTGACAGCAAAGGACAGCAGATAAAAACATCAGACAACAAATGTGTCCGTAATCCAATCCAATCCGAATCCAAATCCGAATCGGAAACCAATACAAATATATGCTCCGAGCAGACAGTAGCTGCGGAGCCGCCAGTGATAAGTATCATGATGAATACTGGGGAAGAATACCCGATTACACAGAGCTATGTTCTTGAACTTGCAAAATTATATCCTGCTGTTGACATTATGCAGGAACTAAGGGCAATGAAAGGCTGGTGTGATGCTAATCCGAGAAAACGGAAAACAGCAGGAGGAATGAAACGATTTATCAACGCTTGGATTTCAAAGGTTCAGAACAGAGGTGGAACACCTGGTTATACGCAATCTTACAATCAGACAGCCGGCGGCTCAAAGGTAGAGCAGTTTGCACAAGGAGCAAGGGAGTGGGCGAATGGATAAACAGCAATTTGCAACATTGGCAATCGGAATTAAATCTGCATATCCAGCTTCAAAAATACTCGAAGATAATGCCTCAATGGATTTTTGGTATATGACACTTAAAGATATTCCGTATGAGATTGCTGAAAATGCTGTCATGGAGCATATTTGCACCAATATTTATCCACCCAACATAGCTGAAATCAGAAAGCTGTGCATGGAAAGGTGTAAAACACCAATTCTGAGTTTTGACGAAGCATGGGGAGTTGTCCAAAAAGCAATGTCAGATTATGGGTGGTATCATCCGCAGGAAGCATTTGCAACCATGGATGAACTCACATTGGCTGTCGTTAAAAATCTTGGGTGGAGCAGGCTATGCCAAAGCGAAAATATAACGGCTGACAGAGCAAATTTCCGCGAAGCATATGAGAAAAAAGCTGCTGAAGCACAGAATACAAATTCACTTCCAGATTTTGTTGCTAAAAACAAAGCGTTGTTACAAAAGCAGTATGTACCAGCGATTGAGAAGAAAGAGCCTGCAAGGATAGAACAGGAGGAAGTACCAGAACCGAAACCACTCACAGAGGAACAGCGGGAAGAAATGGCTCGTAAATTTGAAGAAATAAGGAGGAAGCTTTTAGGTGGCGAAGCAGAGTGAAGTAATACAGGGAACTGAAAAAGAATTCTTAAATGAATTTCGTAAACTCTGCTACTCACGAAGCTCTTGGCAGGTTTGGGCGGATTTGATGGCAGCTATAGCATGCTCAATAAGTAATGTGGCAGACAGAAGCCCAGAGCATTATGAGAGCAGAGAAAAAGAATATGCACAATGCATAGAGAGACTTGGTTCTGTGGAGATTCCTGCAAAAATGCTTGCAATCATTGTTGAAGCCTTGGAAAGAAATCCGGAACAGGATTTCCTTGGAGAAATGTATATGCAGCTAAATCTTGGAAATCACTGGAAAGGGCAGTTTTTTACACCCTACTGTGTGTGCAAGATGATGTCTGAAATAACCTGTGAGGATGTTGACAGCCATATAGAAAAGCAGGGTTATTTATCCATTTGTGATCCGGCTTGCGGAGCAGGAGCAACATTGATAGCTGCCGCAAATACCATGAAAAAGTGCAAACATAATTTTCAAAATCATGTGGTTTTTGTTGCGCAGGACATAGACAGAATAACTGGGATGATGTGTTACATACAGCTTTCACTTTTAGGGTGTGCAGGATATGTATGTATAGCAAATACGATTACAAATCCCTTGACGGGGCATGTACTGTTCCCTAATGAAAAAGAGGGACAGGAACTTTGGTATATGCCAATGTTTCAAAATCAAATATGGACATGGAGAAGATTGTTCCAGTCAATGGGCGGTCTTGGTGGAACTGCAACCACCGAAAAAACAGTGGAAAAAGAGCACTTTTATATGTTTTTCGATTTCGATAAAAAGGAGGAAGCCTATGGAAACAGGTAGAAACGTAATGCACTACGCATTAGGAGATAATCAAGATTACGAACACGAATGGAGCAAAGCTGTTCTTGAGTATCTGGAAAACGGATATTCTTCGGAGGATGGCAAGAGTGAAGTTGAGGTAGGAAATACTACTTACAAGATATTAAAGAGAGAGAAAGTAACCGCATTCTATGATGCTGACGGTAACACATTGTTTGATATAGAGAATGACCGATTAAAAGAAGAATATGAGGCTATGGATTTTTCAACATCCGAGCCGCAGTCGGAAATGGGAAAGGTTATTTCGGGCATTGAACAGCAGGCATTTGAGCAGGCGGTTAATGATGATATAGATACAGAGAAAACCAGCGAGAATGAGCCAGATGAAATTGATGATATTCAGACTACTAATGAAACTCCACAGGATGAAGTGCAGGAGGCTTCTGAGGAAGATAGCAAGGAAAACACGACAGATAATGAGGCGACAGTAGAGAAGGCTGGCAATAGCCCAGAATATACAGGGATTGACGGAGCAGTAACCAAGCTGGAGGAAGAATTAAAGAAAGCTAAGGAAAAGTCGTTTGCAGATCCAATAATCAAACATCTGATTGAAAGGTGCAGGGAATCAGAAAGTCTTGCTTCGGATGTATGCCAGGATCACAAAACTTGGGAGAAATGCTACAAGTACATTTACGAGCAGGCAAGAAAGCAGGCGAAAGGTAGTAGCTGTGCAGTTCGTGATGATGTGGTGTATGAATGGGCCGAGGACTATTACCACAAGGACGATAAGGTAGAGGAAGAAAAGAAAGCCAAGGAATTGGCGGATAAGAAGAAAAAACAGGAAGATAAGCAAAAAGCAGACAATAAGCTGGAGACACCAAAACCATCTGTGAAAAAAGAGAAGACACCAGAAACACTGAAATCAGAGCCAAAGCCTAAAAAGAATAACAAAGATATGGACGGACAGCTTGACATGTTTTCTCTTTTGGGGATGTAGGAGGCGATATGGATGAAAAAGAAAGAATTAAAAGCCATACCAGCTCCAAGAGCAAACTTGGAAGCAATACATGATATCGCAGTAGCAGGAAAAGGTAAAAGAGGTGTAATAGCAGTTCAGAAGAAAAAAATTGGGACAGAGGAAACATTGGTTCTTAATGTCTATCAGACCAGTGGAAGAAATAAAAGGGATATTTCGTTATTGTTCCGTGTGTTCTGCCAAAAAGAAGATTACATAACTCTTGAGGTGGAATGTGACAAATGGAGAACAGGAGCTTTGCTTAATCTGGTTTGTCGAGACGCTGGATGGGCCGAATATTGGTGGAGCTATGAACAACTGGAATTTCTTTCGGATACAGATGCCAAGAGAGCCGAGAAGACATTCAGAAAATGGCTGAATAACAAGGAAGAATATGATAAACGTCCTGCATTTACATTGTTGCACCGCTATCAGGAAGATATCAAAGCCAAGAGGCTTATGAGGAAGCACAAAAAGGAAACAGATGTTATAGACAGGCAGATGGAAAAATTCGGTGATTTACCGGAAGATTACCAGTCCTTTGTAGAAGAAACGGTATTCAGTTCAGAAAACTATATATTTTATGATACCAAGGCAAAAAAGGCATACTGCACAAGCTGCAAGAAAGACTTCATCTTGGAGAATAAGCATCTTCGCCACAAGACAATAACTGTCTGGAATGATCAAGACGAAGTGAGACATAACCGCACAGTAAGATGTCCTTATTGCAACAAATATTTGCAGGCAAAAAGTGAGGGGGTCGGAAGAGGCACTCTTGTATCGGTAGCGTGGAGTGTATTGGTACAGCGAAGCGGAGAGGATGTTCTCACAAGGTATTTCTGCCACACCAAGGATTTTAGAATCGACTACCACAATCCGTTGATAAAAACTGGGGAGCGATTTAGAACAGTTCACACAAAGGAAAAATCAACGGATTATATGTGGGGGAATTACAAAAACACCAGTATTAGATGGTGCTATTACAGGACAAGTGGAAGTTACTGGTATCCTTCATCAGAGTTTGTCGAACCTAGAAGCGTGGTCATGTATAAGAGCCTTGCTGATGTGATAAAAGGCAGCTGCATGCAGTACAGTGTACCAGATATTTTCATCAATAACATTGCAAATGACCCTCGGTACTTTAATACACCTTGGCTTGTTGATAGTTACTTTAATTCATACAGAAAGTATCCATTCATAGAACAACTGCTAAAAGTTGGATTCTATAGAATGACCAGGGAGTTCCTTGAAGATAACAGAGTGTATAAAGCAGAATTTAATGTCGGTCAAAAGACTATTCTTGGAACTCTTGGTATAGGGAAAATACAGTACAACATGCTGAGAAAACTCAAAGATCCAGGTATTAGGGATTTAGAAATTCTTAGATATAAGCCTGATTTGAAATGGGAAGAATTTAGCACATTGAGGTACATAACGGACAATGGACATATTGATATGTATAAAAAATATATTGGCCTTATGACATACACAACACTTCATAAAATTACCCGTTACATATCAGAGCAAAAAATAGCCACAAGAGACAATGATTATTTTGATTATACAGGTTGGCTTGAACAGATGGGCTATGATATGCGGAATGAGTTTAATTTGTTCCCAAAAGATTTCAAAAAGGCACATGACAATATGTCAAAGCAATATATAAAGTTCAAGGACAAGCAGGCAAGGGAGGATGCCAAAAAATTCAACCGACTTTTAAAGAAACTGAAACAGGAAACGACAGATGTTGAGGCAATGAACCTTGATATAGAGGGATTGTTTATAAGACTGCCAAACAAACTGGAAGAACTGAAAAAAGAGGGAGAGGCATTACATCATTGTGTTGGAACTTACATGGAGAGAGTGCGAAAAGGAGAAACTATGATTTTCTTTATTCGCAAAAAAGAGGAACCTGAGAAGCCATATTACACACTGGAATGGCATGGCAGGGTTATCCAATGCAGGGGCTCTCATAATTGCGATATGACACCAGAAGTAAAAGCGTTTGTTCAAATATTCCAAGAAAAAATGACAGAGTATGAGAACGAACCTAAGAAACAAAGAAAGGCGGGATGATAAATGGCAGACAATGTACTTTGTAGAGTATTGGGTGGAAGGGGATGATACAAATGCTGGAACAGGTAACTAGCTTGATAATACCGAAGTTTATTGCAAGGAAACCTAAAATCAAGCATGGAACATACAACAAGTATGGTTTTGTTATTACGCTTCATCAGTATTGCGTCTGCCCTAGATGTAACCATATCCTCAATGCTGGTCCAGATTATCAGCCAGATTATTGTAGCAAGTGCGGACAGCATGTTAATTGTTCAGATGTTCCATGGGAAGAGGAAGTTCAGCTTGGATATGTCAGAAAGGAGGAACGCTGTGAATAAATCGAAAATTGAGTGGTGCGATCATACATGGAATCCAATTACAGGATGCCGACACAACTGTTCATATTGCTATGCAAGAAGAATGACTGCCAGATTTGCTGGAGATGTAAGGTTGAATTTGATGGCAAAGAAAGATTATTCAGTAGAGCCTGCGGCAGATAATTCAGACAATGTATTTGTTTTGGAAGAACCAATGCTAAATGAAACGGGAAATACATTGGTTTATCCGTTTGGATTTGAGCCTACATATCACAAGTACCGCATGGATTATCCAGAAAAGCTGAAAATGGGAAATAACATTTTTGTCGGGGCAATGGCTGACATATTTGGAAAATGGGTTCCGGACGAATGGATCAGAGAGGTAATGGAAACCTGTTTGGATAACCCAATTCACAATTACCTGTTTCTGACAAAGAATCCGGAGAGATATACAGAAGTTGGAGTGCCAGCGGGACTGGAAAATATGTGGTACGGAACAACCATTACCTGTGATGCGGATGCTGGTAGATTTAATTATCTTCCTGCTGGATGTAATACATTTGTCAGCATTGAACCACTAATGGGGGACATTGTTTCTAAGCATAATGTGATGTTTCGACAGGTTGATTGGATAATCATTGGAGCAGAGACGGGACGCAACAAAAATAAAACAGTGCCAGAACTGCAATGGATAAAAGATATTGTTGTAAAAGCTGATTATAATTCAGTGCCGGTTTTCATGAAAGACAGTCTGATTCCGATTGTCGGGGAAGAATATATGCGCAGAGAATTCCCAAAGCAGCTGCAACATTCGGAGATTAGT